GCGCGGAGTAGCCGCTGCTGCCGATCTGCGCGGAGTCGCCGTCATTGTCGTTTTCAAGGGTTGGCGAAACGCCATCGACTTTTTCAACCTCGACGGAAATTGCCGTCTGCTTGATTAGTTCGTCGCTCGACACCTTCGCATCGGCCGTAATGTCACCGGTCGATGCCGGATCGACGAGCAGGTAGCCAAAGGCTTGCCCGGTGAGCCACGAGGAATCATCGGTTCGGCCATCGGCGCGTAAGGCTTGCTGCACAACGCCGTAATCTGCCCCTTGCGGAAACTTGTGGATGAACCAGTTGTAGCCGTCGCGGCAGGCTTCCCATTCGCGCAGCAGTTCGGTCGTGATCTTCATGCGGTTTAACCTCCAATAAGCAGCCACAGCAAGCGGCCGTGTTCGATGAAAGGCGCGATCGCAAGAGCGGCGAACGTACCGAATGAGAGTGCCTTGATGACCGCATGCGTCACTTCGATCAAGCGCATGTCGCGCGGCGTCAGTTCACTCATCGCGGCTCCGCGTATGCCCAGCGCCGGCCACAAAGCCGATGAGCATCGCCATCAATAGGCAGTAGACGGCGACAGCGATAACGATGTGGGAAATGTTCGGCATGGCTCAGCACCACACCATGTTTCGCGTCTGCCAGTCGATCGTTTCCGTGCGGCACTTGATCCGATGACCGTCCGCGCACACGTATTCGACGAGCAGCATCATTGCGAAGCGAAGCGGGAGAAACGTCGTCACGTAGCCGGTTTTCATGCTCATTCCCCTTGCGCCAGCCGGCGCGTGATGATGCGTTCCTTGGCATGCGAAAGCTCGACGAGGATGCACGAGCACGACGCACGATCGGCGGATGCAACCCACGTCATGAACTCGCGCTTCTTCTCGCCTTCGAGTGCGACCAATTCTTCGAGCAGATCGTCGAACGTCACGAAGCGCTCGATCCGCTCGCGGCGCTCGTACTCGGCATCCGCTTGTGCATCGGCCGCCGCCTGCGCGCGCTCCGTGAGGAACGAGATCACGTCGTCGCAGTGCGAGGAAAGGAGAGGGGTTGCCATCGTTGCCTCCGGTTAGCGCGTCGTGCGCTGTTGGAGACATATTAGGACGCTAATGGTCCAGTGTCAATAGCAATCTAATGGAAATGTTGCAGTGGAAACGTGTAAAGCGGGTGTATGCTTTCCCGACGATCGGTATGAACGATTCGGAAATAGGCCAGGTACGAGGAGTGGGACTATGCTGCGGGCGCAGGCTTGCGACGCCGGCCAGAGCGCCGACGATGAGCAACAGTATGAAGAAAAAGTGAAGGTTTGGGCAAGAGCAATTCTTGCCGATCAAGCAGCAGTAGAGGGGGGCTTTGCGCCCGCGCCTATTTTCCCTGTTCGGTCAATTTCTCGCGAAGAGAGTGAGCTGCCGGGTCCGTCAGCTTTAAGGTCACTTGAGTACCATTGACATCCCGCAAGACCACCAGGACGACATCTGAGCCGTCCGGGTCGGCCACTACGCCGATTACATCCTCGATCATCGGCGGGTAGTGCAGCGACATAGGCATATTGACCTCTCGGCGCCGCGGGTCGCCGCGGCCGGTCGCCAGCCAGTCAGAAGACACCTCTAATGCGGCCGCAAGCGCCGCCAAGTGGCGGGAGGTGTCATTCGTTCCATTTTCTATCTGTGAGATCAGCCCCTGAGTGACACGCGCGCGTCTCGCGAGCTCCTCTTGGGACCACTTTCGTTTCCTCCGCTCTGAGCGGACGCGGTCTCCAATGTCCATGCCCGGAAGAATATTAGAAATCTCCATGAGGAGGCTATTGACTTTGTTCATTAGTAGTCTAATATTTAGGCTTGAAAGGAGGAACGCTGTGACCGAACCCACCGAAGATACGCGCGCCGAAGATCCCAACTGGCAGCAAATTGTGTGCGAGATCATCTCGAGCGGCATGGCTCAGAGCGCTATTGCAGCTCGTCTTGGCGTAACTCAAGGCGCCGTCTCCCACATCGCAACCGGCCGCACAAAGACGGTTGAATGGTCCATCGGGCACGCGCTGCTCGCTCTACGCGCATCCATCAAATCGTCGGAAGAAGCCGACACGACTTAGCTCAACCGTAACGCGTCAAGAACACGAACATCGCGGACGGGGGAGGCCAGGTGACTAAAAATCCCGACAAACGCATTGGAGAAGGCATGGCACGCAATACCGTGACGACTGCAAAGCTGACAGCAGAAATGCGAACCGTCGTGGACGACGCCACGAAGGATGAGTTTCTGCGTCTCGCCTCATGCGAAGGCATGAGCGTTTCCGAGTACCTGCGCGACCTAGTGATGATCCACGTGCACGGGCGAGAACGCCTTGCCAGATTACACAAGGCTCGCCTCGATCGGATGGCAGGTATTGGGTGTGATGACCGCGAGTAGACGGCATCAGGTCGCTACCTAGATTTGTTTGGGAAACACGAAGGATTGACATGAACCCGTGGACCGCAGCTTTCCTTTTCGGCGCCGTTATGTGGCGCGCGTGCTGGTGGTGGATGTGAGCCATGCCGCTTACTACAACGAAATCGACGAGTATTGCGCTCGATGGCTGCGAAACCTCATCGGGGCCGGTCACATTGCGCCTGGTGACGTTGACGAACGCGACATCCGCGACGTGCATCCCGACGACTTGCGCGGATACACGCAGTGCCATTTCTTCGCCGGCATCGGCGTATGGTCGGCGGCGCTCCGTCGCGCCGGATGGCCCGACGATCGACCTGTTTGGACGGGTTCCTGTCCGTGCCAACCTTTCTCCGCGGCAGGCAAAGGACTTGGGTTTGCTGACGAGCGGCATCTGTGGCCTGCGTGGCATTGGCTCATCGGCGAGTGTCGCCCTGCAATCGTCTTTGGAGAGCAGGTTGCGAGCTCGGCTGTCGGGCCTTGGATCGACCTTGTACAGGCTGACGTGGAAGCACTGGACTACTCCTTCGGGTGTGTCCCGTTTCCGTCTGCGGGCGTCGGCGCACCGCACATCAGAGATCGCAACTTCTGGGTGGCCTACGCCAACGAGCGCGCTGGCCGGCAAGGGCGTGCGCACGTTCGAGGGCGGCTTGATCGAGGCGATGCGCAACCACGGACCGGATTTGGCGGCGGCGGCGTGTCTGGCTGGATGGCCGACGCCGAACGCGGGGCCGCAGAACGACAACGACTCGAAGTGGGAAGCACGACGAACGGAATGCGCGGTGCGTCACGGCAACAACGGGTTCGGGATGACGCTGGGCATGGCGTCGACGCTTGCCGGTTGGCCGACGCCAGCAGCGAGCGACGGCTCGGGCGGGAAGGGCTTTCGGCCTGGGGTGTCAATGACGGGGCGCATGCCGGACGGGTCGAAGGTAACGATGGATCTCTCAGCGTCGGTGAAGCTGGCATTTCACGAATTGAATCAGCCGACCCGACTAACGGTTTCTGGCGAGATGCAGACTGGCTCTTGTGCCGGGATGGAAAGTGGCGGCCAGTTGAACCCGGCTCATTCCCGCTGGTTGATGGGGCTCCCTCGCGAGTGGGACGACTGCGCGCCTACGGCAACGCGATCAACCTCGAGCAAGCGGCCGAATTCATCGGCGCCGCGCGCGAAGCGATAGGGATGGCCGCATGACCGATCTCCCGCAGCCTCTCACGCCGGCCGATTGCAATCTACGCGAGTTTCCCTTCATGCCGCTCGAGGTGAAGCGCTTGCTGTCGTCCGAGACATGGGTGCTCGGCACCGGTGACGAACGCTCGGCCGCGATCACGCTTTGGCTCGAAAGTTGGCACCAGGTGCCCGCCGGTAGCCTGCCCGATAACGAGCGCATGCTCGACCATTTGTCGCAGGCCAAGAACTGGAAAAAGGTCAAGGCGCACGCGCTGCGCGGCTGGGTTCGTTGCAGCGACGGGCGCCTCTATCACGCCGTTGTCGCGGAGAAGGCCCTAGAGGCGTGGCTCTCCAAGCTCGTCAGCAGCTTCACAGGCTCATTCGGCAATGCCAAGCGCTGGGGCATCGAGATCGACACCGAGTCCGTGAGGGCCAAGGTAATCGAGGCCGTCGAGCTTCTTCGGGCCATCGAACCCCGATCAGAATGGCTGTTCAAAAAGCAGGTCAAGAGCATCGTGGAGGGATCGCCCCCCGAATCGCCCCCCGATCCAAAAAAGCATCGCCCCCGATCACAAAAACCATCGCCCCCCGAATCGGGACCCGAATCGCCCCCCGATCGCAACAGAGAGGGAGAGGGAGAGAGAGAGGGATTAGAACCCCTAGGTTCTAAAACTTCTATCCCTTCTATCGTCGATTCAAAGGCGAAAAACGACGACGATTTCGTTCCGAAAAACGAGGCCGACTGGCTTCGGCATCTGCGAGCGAGGCACGGCTTTGAGGCCGACCCGACGAACGTGAATGACCGACGGCGCTGCTGGCAGACGTTCGCCCGCTGGGTCAATGCCGGTGTGAAGGCGTCGCAGGTCGACGCTGCGATCGCGAAAGCGCACGCCGAATCGAGCGAGCCGATTTCGAACATCGTCGCGTATGCCGATCGCGTGCTCGAGACGATGACGGCGCCCAAGCGACCGAAGGCAGACGAATGGCATCGGACCAACGAAGGCGTCAAGCGCAAAGCGCGTGAGCTTGGCTTCGGCGATGGACGGGCGAACGAGACATGGGATGCGCTCAAGGAGCGGTGCTGGGTCGAGATCCGCAAGCGCGAACAGCAGGGAGCTACGGCATGAGCGCCGACGGCAACGCATGGGGCATGTGCGCGGCGTACGGGTGTCCGCTTTTCGGCACGCTGGGCGGCTCGCCGTGGTTCTGCTTCTGCCATCACGGCCGGCCGCCGGGCGCCAATGACGCGATCACGAACTGCCTGCGCAACAGCGAAATGGCCGTGGTCGAACTCACGAAGGCGATCCGCTTCGACAGCGCGCGGGACGGACAGCCGGACCTGACGGCGGCAGCGCAGCGCTCGCTGCAATCCCATCCGAAGTTTGCCGAACTGCGCTTTGACCGCAAGCGCGATTTCAGCGCCCGCGCATGGCTGCAACGACTCGAGCTTTACCTCGTCAACGCCACGGCCGAATACGGCAAGCAACAAGGGCTATCGGGCATCGTGCGAACCGCGCCGGTCATTGGCCCAACACACGCCGTGGAGCATTACACCGACGGGCGGTAACCCCCCCCAATTTTCTCACCCTAAAAGGAGACGAGACGATGAGCGGAAAACCAGGATGTGGCGCGACCAAGCGGTCGGCCGAAGAGCAGAAGCGCACCTACGACGCAATCATGCAAGCACTCGAGAATCACGGAGAAATCACCGCGCGAGAAATCGTCATTCACACCGGCCTTTCGCGCTCAACCGTAAAAATGGCGCTCGAAAGGCTTCGCAAGGTCGGTCTGATCAAAATGCTGGGTAAGAGCCCGGAGCGCACGCGAACAGGCATCAAGCCGCGGCTGTACGGTCTGGGCAATGAGAACGAGGAGGGCGAGGAAGGCGTCTCCCTTCCCATCGAAGAAGACGAGGATACGGACAGCCCATTCAGACGAGCGCCGACGGTAGTTATCATCCACCGTCATCCGCAGGATGTGGCGTTATTCGGCGAATACGAGCGGAGGGCGGCGTGATCGTGCTCGGCTGCGACCCTGGCCTCACCGGCGCGCTCGCAGCGCTCTACGCCGACGGCTCGCTCGAAATCCTCGACCTGCCGACGTGCGCCATCGAAACGGCCGGGCCCAAGGCCAAGGTCAAGCGCAAGATCGACGCGAAGATGCTGCGCGAACTGCTGCGCCGTCTAGTGCCGGCCGACGAGAAAGCCATCTTCGCGATGGAGGACATGCAACTGCTCGGCGGTTCGTCCGTGCAGACCATGGGCGCTCTCGCGCATACGCGGGGCATCCTTGAGGCCGTGGCGATCCTGTGCGGCATGAGCATGGTCTACGTGACGCCGCAGCGCTGGAAGCGCTTTTACGGCCTGGGCAGCAACAAGGGAGATTGCCTGCGCGTGGCACGCGAGCTATACCCGAGCGCGCCGCTTACGCTCGCCAAGCACCACAACCGGGCTGAGAGCCTGCTTATCGCCCGCTGGGCGCAAAGGACGATGACGTGATGGATCAGGAAAGCGCATCCGCTCTCACGCTTCTATGGCGCGCGCTCGTGCAGTGCATCAAGATCGTCGGCCTCGCGTGGGTCGCGATGTGGTTTATTTGGGCGCTCGTGGCTGTGTTCATCGCCGCTACGATCGTCGTGACGATGCCTGCCGCAGTGATTCTGCGTGGGTGGAAATGGTGGACGAATCGTGGCTAAGCGCGGCGCTGTGACGACCTACACCGAAGAACTCGCGACCGAGATTTGCGAACGGCTCTCGGAGGGTGAGCCCCTGCGCAAAATCTGCCGCAGCGCACACATGCCGGCGTGGAGAACTGTCTACGATTGGATGAAATGGCATGCCGAGTTCGCCGCACGCATCGCGCGCGCGCGGGACACAGGATTCGATGCAATCGCCGAGGAAACGCTTGCCATCGTCGACGCAAAGCCAAAGACACACAACACCGAGTTCGGGCCGAAGGTTGATCCCGCTCATGTGCAGTGGCAAAAGAACCGCGCCGAGCAGCGCATGAAGCTGCTAGCGAAGTGGTCACCGAAGAAGTACGGCGAGAAGATTCAACAAGAGCACAGCGGCACGCTTACGCTCGGCCAGCTCGTAGAAGCAGCACAGGGGAAACGCGATGAGCCAAGCGGCGATTGAAAAGATCGCGCGCTGGCGCAAGAGCATTGCAGCCTTCGCGTTCGATAACTTCGGGTTTGAGCCTGACCCGTGGCAGCAGGACGTGTTTGCTGCGTGGGACAGGGGCGATCAGCAGATTGCCATGCAGGCGTGCAAGGGCCCGGGTAAGACCGCGCTGCTCGGCGTGCTCACATGGCATTTCCTTGCTACTCGCCCGCATCCGAAGATCGCGGCCACGTCCGTGTCAGGTGCGAACCTCGCCGACGGCTTATGGACCGAGCTATCGAAGTGGCAGCAGCGCAGCGAGTTCCTGACGGCTGCCTTTGAGTGGCAAAAGACGCGCGTCATTGCGCGTGACCATCCGACCACATGGTGGGCCTCCGCCCGCACCTGGAGCCAGTCAGCATCGCCCGAGAAGCAGGCCGACACCCTCGCCGGCCTTCACGCGGACTACATCCTCTTCGTGCTCGACGAGACAGGAGCGATGCCCGACGCGGTAATGGTGGCAGCGGAAGCCGCGCTCTCGTCCGGTATCGAATGTCGCATCGTGCAGGCTGGCAACCCTACGCAGTGCGAGGGGCCGCTCTGGCGTGCGTGCAACAAGGATCGGCATCGCTGGACCGTCATCAACGTCACGGGCGACCCGGACGACCCCAAGCGCAGCCCGCGTATCGACAAGCGCTGGGCACAGCAACAGATCGACTCGTACGGGCGCGACAACCCGTGGGTGATGGCCAACGTGTTCGGCAAGTTCCCGCCGAGTTCGCCCCTCTCGTTCATTCCGATGGCGTTGGTGGAAGCTGCGGCGATCCGCGAGGCATCGAGCAACATCACGGACGCGCTTGTGCTCGGTGCTGATGTGGCGCGCTTTGGCGATGACGAGCAGGTGCTCTGCCCACGCAAGGGCCGCGACGCACGCACGCTTGAATGGGGGTTCTTCCGCAACCTGGACACGATGCAATACGCCTCGCGCATCATCGAGCGGCGCAATGAGACGCGAGCCGATGCGATCTTTGTCGACGGCGGTGGCGTAGGCGGGGGCGTAATCGATCGCATCCGTCAGTTGCGCTACGACTGCCACGACATTCAATTCGGCGCCAAGGCTGACCGCTCGACGATGCCAGGCGTGGAAGCCATCCGTTACGCCAACAAGGTCGCGGAAATGTGGGGAAGCATGCGCGAGTGGCTCAAGACCGGCTGCATCCCTGAAGACCCCTCATTGCACGCGCAGCTCACGAATCGGCGCTATGCCTACGTGACAGTGGCTGGGCGCGATTCGATTGCGCTCGAACCCAAGGACGAAATGAAAAAGCGCGGCCTGAGTAGCCCTGACCGTGCCGATGCGCTCGCGCTTACCTTTGCCTACCCGGTGATGCCCACGCGTCACGCGGGCGGTGTTCCGGGCGATCTGCGCAGGGCTGCGGTTGTCAGTGATTACGATCCTTTTAACGAGTGAAGGCTGACATGCCCCTAATCACCGCCGCCGACATCCTCGTTCTGCGTCACCGCGTGTGCTGGGTGGACGTGCTGGCGGACCTGCGCGCCGCCGGCATATCTGGCTATCGGCTCTCCGAAATCATGCTCATCAGCCGCTCGACGGTGCAAGGCTGGGAGGCCGGTAGCGAACCATCGCACAGTTACGGCACTGCCATCCTCGAAGTCCACACGCGCTTTTGCGGCGCGGAACGTACGAAGACGCGTATTACCGAATCAGTAATCATTGCCTAGTATCCGTTGCCAATTACCTACGGTTGATCGATAGGAGTTGGCAATGGGTTTCGGTGGCGGCGGTCCTTCTGTTCCTGCAATCCCAGCGGCACCCCCGCCGCCTCCCATGGCTCAGCAGCCAGCCGAATCCTCGGCGGCTCAGCAAGCCGAGCAGCAAGCCCAGGCTAAGGCCGGCGCTGCCTCCACCATCCAAACCGGTCCGAACGGCGTCACCAAGCGCGCCACGCTCGGCACGCCTTCCCTCATTGGAGACTGACGCCCATGGGCTCGAAAGACATGCTTGCCGATTACGTGCGTTTGAAGGGTCGCGGCCACGAACTCGTCGACGCCGAAAGGACGTTGAGCCAGGGGCGCGAATTGATCCTGGCTGCGATGGTCGACGAGATCAACAAGCTCGAAGCGCGCCTCGAAGCACTCGAATCCGCCGCGACTCACGGCGCGGCCGATGCCCAGCCGGAGGTGGCTAACGCCGGCAGTGGTGCAGCACCTGTCGACCCTGCGGTGAATCAGGCCAGCGACAGTGCGACCCAGCCTCCTGTTGCAGCGGGCACCACACCCGAACAAGCGCCTGCTCCGCAAGCGCCCGCACAGCCGCAGGCGTAACGCATGGCCACCGCTCGCTCGCGCCCCGACGCACAGAAGCTACTGCCCGGAGAGCCGCCTCCGGTGCAGATGGCTGCGTCCGATCGCGGGCACGGCGAGAGCGCGAACGCCGAAGTGCAGAAGCTGCGCAAGCATTGGGACGATTATTTGGTTGGTCTCAGAGCCGACCGGTATTCATTTTGGACGCACTGGCAGCAGCTTGCCGACTACATCCTGCCGCGCCGCTATCGCTGGCTCGTAACGCCGAATCAGATGAATCGCGGCAGCCCCATGAATCAACGCATCATCGATTCGACGGGCACGATCAGCGCGCGCGTTCTCGCGGCCGGCATGATGGCAGGCATCACGAGCCCGGGCCGTCCGTGGTTCCGGCTCAAGATTCACGGCGACGACGAGCTATCCGAGTGGGGCCCGGTGCGTCTGTGGCTCGACGCGGTGGCCAATGTGATGCGCGCGGTGTTCGCCGGCAGCAACTTCTACACGGCCATGGCCACGATGTACAAGGACTTGAGCGTGTTCTGTACCGGCACGTTCACCATGTACGAGGACTTCCACGACGTGATCCGTTGCCACAATTGGGCGCTCGGCGAGTACTACCTTGCCAACGGCCCGCGTGGCGACGTGGATGTGGCGTATCGCGAGTTCGTGCAGACAGCGCCGCAGATCGCGCGCGAGTTCGGCAAGGAGAATTGCTCGCCTCAAGTGCGCTCGGCCGTGGAAACCGCAGGCGCGCAGCTTACGCGCGAAATCATCCTCGGGCACGCCATCGAGCCGAACGACGACGTGTCGCCGGGCGCGCCAGGGATTGACGGTATGCCGTGGCGCGAGGGCTTTTGGGAGCTAGGCAGTGGCCAAAACCTTATGCTGCGTCTATCCGGCTTTCACGAAAAGCCCTTCATGGCTGCTCGCTGGGATGTGGTGGGCAATGACGCCTATGGCAATGGCCCTGGCATGGATGCCTTGGGCGACATCAAGCAACTGCAAGTCGAGCAAAAGCGCAAGGCTCAGCTCATCGGCAAGCTGGTCAACCCCCCTCTCGTCGCGGACCCTGCGCTCAAGAACGAACCGGCCAGCGTGATCGAGGGCGGCGTGACGTACGCGAACTACGGGCAGAACGGCAAGCCGTCCTTTGCGCCGGCGTACGAGGTCAACCCGCAAGGCTTGCCCGCGATCACGCAGGACGTGGAAGAGGTCAAGGGGCGTGTAAAGAACGCGTTCTTTTACGACCTGTTCCTCATGATCTCGCAGCTCGACACGGTGCGTACCGCGACCGAGATCGACGCGCGCAAAGAGGAAAAGCTGATCCAGTTGGGCCCGGTGCTTGAGCGATTCGAGAACGAGGTGCTTGATCCCGCGATCAACCGGTGCTTTCAGATCATGCTGCGCGCCGGGATGCTGCCGCCGATCCCGAAGGAACTCAAGGGCAAGCACATTCAACCCGAATACGTGTCGATGCTGGCGCAGGCGCAGCGTGCGGCGATGACCACCGGTATCGAGCGCTTGGCAGCGTTTGCCGGGAATGTGAGCGCGGTCAATCCGGGCGTGCTCGACAACATCGATTTCGACGAGATGATCGACGAATACGCCGATATGCTGGGCTTGCCGGCCAAGATCATCGTTCCGTTTGCCAAGGTGCTGCAAATCCGCGCTCAGCGTGCTCAGCAGCAGAAGCAGGCCGCGATGCTGCAAATGACGCAGGCGGCTGTGGAAGGCGCGCAGACCATGAGCCAGACGGACGTGGGAGGCGGGCAGAACGCGCTGCAAGCGATGCTCGGCAACGGTGGAGCGCAGCAAGGAGCGACGCAATGACGATCGACGTTCCCCGCATCCTCGACGCACCGACAACGGTCGAAGCCAAGTATGTGCGCATGTCGTACGACGCCGAGCAATTCGGCGTGGCCATCAAGGGCGCGCGCTACGTCGTGCCGCTGCCGCGTGGATACAGCGAGCATTCGCAGATCGTGGACTTCTTGGGCGCGGTGCTGATCTCGCACCCGGGCCTGCCCACGCTGCTGCTAGACGGTGAGAACGGGCGCGCGGTCGAGGTCGACTTTGCGCGCATTCAGCAAGAGGCGAGAGCCACACACGGGAGAGCGTCTTGAAAGATTACGTTGTTCATCTGCGGTTGGGCTCTGCGGCGGGCGACCCGCAACTCGTTGCCCACGTCAAAGCCGAGAGCGCAGAAATGGATTCGAGCAACATCCTCCATTTCTTCGACGACCAGGGCGAGTGCGTTGGCATGTTCACCACTTGGCTGTTCTGGACGATCAAAGAGGACGCGGCGCAATGAGCTACGTCATTGAGCGCACCGACGACGGCGTGCCGGTCTACTTCTCGCTCAAGGTAGCTCGCGATTACGCGTCGCCCACGGGCGGTTGGTCGCAGGACATGCGCAAGGCGTTGCAGTTTGGGCGCGTGTGCGACACCGAAGCGTTCGCAAACGCGTATCTCAAGGACATGGCGCCGTGGTGTAGCGCGGTGCCGGCAAAGGAGCAGGAAGCGTGAAGGTTTCAAAGCCGGGTTCGATCATCTACACGGACAAGCCTTTTGCAGTTGCGCCGTCGGCGTTACCCAAGGTAGCCATCTGCCTTCCCACGTTCGACCACGTGCACACGGGATTTGCCATGTCGCTCGCGGCGATGTGCACTGTGGCCTGCGCGCGGCTCACGCTCATCAACCATCGTTCCTCGCTGATCCACAAGTCGCGCGACGAACTGGTGGCGGAAGCGCTCAAGACGGACCCGGATTACCTGCTGTTCCTCGACAGCGATCTCAAGTTCCCGGCCTGGACGCTGGCGCGCCTGCTCTCGCACGAATGCAATATCGTCGGCGCGAGTTACATCCGGCGCACACCGCCGCACGAACTGCTCGTCAAGCCCTTGCCCGGGCAAGAGCGGCAGGTGGTGAAGTCCGGCTTGCACGAGGTGTCTTTGCTGCCTACCGGCTGCCTGCTGGTGAAGGCTGAGGTGTTTAAGTACAAGAGCCGCCCGTACTTTCGCTCGCCATCGTTTGGCATCAACGAAGCGACGCCTGACTACCTGCGCGACTACCTGCCGAGCGACATGCGGCCGGTGACCGTCGGCGAAGACACGTATTTCTGCGCGGCGGCGCGCGCGGCCGGTTTCAAGTTGTTCCTCGACGTGGACCTGACGGCAGATATCGGGCACATCGGCGAGCAGGTGTTTCAAGTGGTGACGCACACAACCGAGGAAGCCGCCATCGCGGCGCCAGCCAATGAAGCAAACGCAATCTGACGCTGTGGAGTTTGACGACGAGCCGGTCGACTTGGGCGATCAGGCTCAGGTCAACGCGCGCAACAAGAAGGTGGCGCAGCGTCAGCGCGAGCTGGGTCAGGTGTACGTGCAGATCATGAGCACGAAGCAAGGCCGGGCGTGGATGCACCACATCATCTACAACGAGTGCCACTACGACACGAAACAGTTCACGGGAAACTCAGGCACGTTCTACAACAACGGCGCGCTTGAGGTTGGGCAACGGATCGTGCGCGAACTCAAAACGCTCTGCTTCGAAAGCTGGGCGCTGATGGAGCGCGAGGCAATGGAGAAGGCAAGTGCTAATTAAGCGACTCTTGCACCGCTGGGTGCTCATGGAAGAAGCGGGAGGCGGGGATGGCGGTGGATCCGGTGGCGCTGCATCTGGAGCAACTGGCGTGGATGGAGCAGCAGCTTCTGGCGCCGCTGCCGGAACCGCTGGTGTTTCAGGGGCTGCCGTGGATACGGCGGCGAGTGCGCAGGGTAGCCAAGCGGCCGGTGCGCAAGGGGCTAGTGCCTCGCCGCTCGAAGCTCCGCCGGCGCTAACCGACGAGCCCAAGCCCGCTGACAAGCCTGCCGAGCCAGACAAGCCCATCGAGTACACGGACTTCACGTTCGAAGAGGGCGTCGAGGTCAGTGCTGAGCAAATGGCCGCATTCAAGGAAGCGGCGGCCGGCGCCAAGCTCTCGCAAGAGCAGGCGCAAGCCTTTGTCGACATGCACCAGAAGGCCATCACGGAGGCTGCAACCAAGCCTTACGAGATGTGGCGCGACACGCAAAAGGCATGGCAAGACACGATCAAGGCGGACCCGGAGTTCGGGGGCGCCAAGTTGGAAACGGAGACGCTGCCCGCGATCGCTCGCGCGATCAAGGCCTTCTCCCCGACGCCGGAGGCTGAAAAGGCTCTGCGTCAGGCGTTCAGCTTTACGGGCGCCGGCAACAATCCCGAGGTGATCCGATTCATCGCGCGCGTCGGGAAAACGCTGAAAGAAGGCACGCACGTAGCCGGCTCACCGACGAGCGGCGATGGCGGCAAATCCGCAGCGCAAAAGCTCTACCCAAGCGCGGGCTCTGCCAACGGGCAAGCCCAATCCTAAATCCAGTCGATCGAGCGAACACGGGCACACCCCACACACGGCCTAATCCGAGACGACACGAGAGACGGAGGGAATCCATAGCGAATTGAAGATAGGAATCAACCATCATGGCAACGCTACCCAGCACTGCGCTTACCTATGCCGATTGGGCTAAGCGCGTCGAAGACGATGGCCGAATCGCGACCGTCGTCGAACTGCTCTCGCAGACCAACGAAATCATGGACGACATGCTCGTCCTTGAGGCCAACGGCGCCACCTCCCACAAGACCACCGTCCGCACGGGCATTCCGCAAGCCACGTGGCGTTTGCTCAACTACGGCGTGCCCAACGCCAAGAGCACGACCGCGCAGATCGTCGACGCGATCGGCAACATGGAATCGTATTCCGTGATCGACAAGGACATTGCCGATCTGAACGGCAATACGGCCGAGTTCCGCCTCTCGGAAGACCAGCCTTTCATGGAAGGCATGAGCCAGCAAATGGCGCAGACGGTTTTCTACGGCAACACGACCGTCAATCCCGAGCGCTTCATGGGCATCAGCCCGCGCTACAACACCGTGTCCACGACCAACGCGCAAACGGCGAACAACGTCATCGACTGCGGCGGCACGGGCTCGACCAACACATCGATGTGGCTCGTCGTGTGGGGGCCGAACACGATGCACGGCATCTTCCCGAAGGGAAAGATCAGCGGCTTGCAGCACAAGGACATGGGCGAGTGGCCGGTGTCGGATGCCAACGGCAACACGTATCAGGCCTACCGCACCCACTTCAAGTGGGAACTCGGCATGACCGTGCGTGATTGGCGCTATGCGGTTCGCCTTTGCAACATCGACGTGACGCTGCTATCCGGCGGCTCGGCGGCCAACCTCATCAACGCGCTCATTCGCGCCGTGCACCGCATCCCGACGATGCCTTCGTCTGCATCGACCGAGCAGCGCACAGACGCGCCCGGGGGCGGCCAAGTGTCGATGGGCCGCTGCGCGATCTACTGCAACCGCACGATCCGCACGTATCTCGACATCCAAGCGCTGAACAAGACGAACGTCCTGCTTCGTTTCGAAGAATGGGACGGCAAGCCGATTACCACGTTCCGTGGCATCCCGATCCGCACGGTCGACCAACTCGTGTCGACCGAAGCGCGCGTGGTTTAAGCGGCCCCTCTCTTTCGAAAAGGAACGAATCATGATTCTCGATGGAAACCTCCTGCTCGATACCGGCGCCGCGATCACGTCGACGACCGTATCGACCAACGTCATTGACCTGGGTGTCGCTCGCGACATGGGTATTGGCGATGACGACCAAATCACGCCCAAGGTCATGTGCCTGGTGCAAACGGCGTTCAGCACGACGAACTCCGCGACGCTGCAAGTGAGCGTGCAGGGCTCGACCGATAACAGCGCATGGGATACCTACGTGTCCTCGCCTGCGTACGCGGCGGCTGTGCTCGTGCAGGGCGCGCGGCTGCTCGACATCGATATGCCGCGGCCGGCGGCCGGCGATGCCCTTCCGCGCTACCTGCGCCTGTCGTACACGGTGGGAACGGGCGTGTTCAGCGCGGGCAACGTGACCGCCGCGATTGTCCTGGGCCGGCCCGATCAGATCGTCAGCGCTGCTGGCTATCAGTCGGGCTATCCGAGCGGCTTCACGGTGAACAACTAAACGGCGTATGGGGCGCGTCGTTTAGCGCCCCTTCTTCGCACCTGAGATTTGGAGAAAGGACATGGCAGAAGCCACCAACACCCGCAAGGAAATGCCCCGGTATCGCCTGACCGAGAAGGCGTATCTGAATGACCGTCTGTATGACCCGGAAGAGATGCCACTCGATCAGATGGCCGAGCCGGACGACACTGGAACCCTGCCGCGCAAGCCGTTGATCGTCGGTTTCGCGGGCATCCCGGCGTACTACATGGAGCCGGTGAACGATGCGGCCAAGGCGGCGATCGCCAAGCACCCGGAGCGCATGCGATTTAGCAATCCGATCGACGAGCTCGTCATCGTCGGCGATCAGCCGGCCAAGGCGTAAGGGGCTGACGTGGAAGATAGACGCCAGCAGTTTCCGGTCAACGCGCCGGGCATCGCCATTTCTGTTACGAACGTCGCGAGCGCGGCTGTCGCTCTTCCTGTCGGCAACAACATCCGCATCGTCAGCAAGGAAGGCAGCAGCGACGCGTTCGTGGCGGTCAGCACATCCAACACGGTAGCGGCGACGGTGCCGGGTGCGAGCGCGGCGAGGACGTGCAATGCGATCCTCGGCGGCGAGGATTCGAACTTCTCGCTACCCGACTCGCAGCACGTGTGCTACATCAGCGCGATCACGGCGAGCGGTACCGCGACGCTGTGGGTGTACGTCGGGGAGGGCCAGTAAATGAGAAAGGCTCTCTTGGCCCTGCTGCTGTGCGCCGGCATGGCGCACGCGGAGCTTCGTGGCGTCGCGAGCGGAGGCGGGGGCAGCAGCTATAACCCAGCGGCGGTCGCGATCACGGGCGGCACGATCGACGGCACCGCCATCGGCAATACGACGCCAAGCTCCGGCAAGTTCACCACGCTCTCGGCGAGTGGCGCGGTAAGCGGCACGGGCTTCTCGACGTACCTTGCGTCTCCACCCGCGATTGGTGGCACCGCACCGGCCGCCGGCAAGTTCACGACCGTCACGAATACGGGGCTCACGCCGAACAGCTTTACGTATCCGAGCACCGGCGGCCTGATGGCCTCGACCGCTGCCGCGACGAATGGCCAACTGCTGATCGGCTCGACTGGCTCGGCGCCGGTTGCCGCGACGCTCACGGGTACAGCAAATCAGATCACCTTCACGAACGGCGCCGGCTCGATCACCGCGTCGATCCCATCGGCGTTCGCTATTCCCGGCACCGTGTCGAGCCTCAACGGCTTTTCCACCGCCGGCAACGGCGTTCCGGTTCTCGTTGCCAAATACGACGCCACGGCGCAACAGGCCAATATTTCGACGTCGACCGTTCTGTATTCGGTTCCGAGCAGCGGGGCCGGCGTGTATCGGATTTATGCGTACGTGGTGGTCACGCAAGCGGCGACGACCTCCTCCACATCGCCAAACGTCGAATGCTTATTTACCGACAGCGATACCAGCGTCACGGAAACGATGTTCCTCGGCAACACGAGCACCGCCAATACGGTCGGCACCAGTACGCAAAGCGGCGGAACGATGAACGCAAAGGCCTCCACGAACATCACGTGCGGCACGTCAGGCTATGGATCGTCAGGGGCCACGCCGATGCAGTTTGCAGTTCACCTTCGGCTGACTTACGCCAACTAAAGGATTCCTACAGCCATGACCAAGATAAAGCACCTCCTGGTTGCGCTCCTGCTGCTCGCGTCCACCGTTGCGCACGCTCAGCTTCGCGTTTCTCCGAACGTCGGATGGCTCATCGACCCGAATGGGTTGGTGGTCGGATATGTCGATCAGAACAACGTCGAGCGCGATCTCGGCGGCAATCCGATTCCACCTGAGACTACGCCCCCGCCGACGCTTGGAAGCCAAGGCCCGCAAGGCATACAGGGCCCCGCTGGCCCCGCTGGCCCCGCCGGCGCGGCCGGGGCTGGCATCAACTACCGAGGCGCCTACAGTTCGTCAGCCACTTACCAGATAGACGACTACGTCACATACAACGGCTCCGGGTACGTCTGTAACGTTGCGAATACAACAAACGTCCTGCCGACGAATACCACCAATTGGGGCTTGCTCGTCTTGCAGGGCGCAACGGGTGCGACTGGTCCGCAAGGCCCGCAAGGCCCGACCGGCCCGCAGGGACCGGCTGGCTCTAGCTCCGGTAAAGCGATCGCCCAGGACGGGGCGGTCCATTCGGTTACGGGCACGACGACGCCGACCGCCCTTGTCACGATCCCGGTCGCGGGTAACACGCTGACGACGAACGGCGCGCTGCAAATCGACGTTCAGTTCTCGATGACGAACGACGCGAACAATAAGACCGTCGCGGTGACGTTTGGCGGCCAAACGGTAATCAGCACGACCAACACGACGGCCGCCGGGGTTCATCTGGTGCTGCGCATCGCCAATCGAAACGTCACGAATCAGCAGGTCGTGTGGCCCTCGCCGCTCGTAACCGGGACCACAACGTCTGCGCCGACCGTGCTCACGGTCGATACGACCGTCGCGCAAAACCTCGTGTTCGTTGCGACGCTCGGAAATACCGCCGACACCATTTCGGTGGAGAGCTATTCCGTGCAGGTGGTGAACCAATGAAACTCGGCATGCACGCGGGGCAAGACAGCTCCATCTCTCAGTACGTGTCCTTCGACAATTGGCTCGGCGGCAAGCAGATTTGCGTCTCGCGCAACGTGTTCGCGGCTTACGACACGTGGGCGCATATCGCTGCGCCCTACATGCTGACCGGCGGCGCCACGATGCAGTGGCTGAACAAGGGCGCGCAGTACCAGGAAGTCATCGGTATCGGGGTGTGTCCGGGAAGCGGCGGCTCGTCGGGCGTCACGCTCGCCCAAGTGGCGGCCGGCGCCGGCGACACGTACTGGACGCAGCTCGGGCAGAACATCAACAAGTACTGCGGCACGAAGCAAAACCAGGTCGTCCTGCGTCTCGGCTGGGAGATGAACGGCGATTGGTATCAGTGGGGCTACGGGTCCGGTAATTCGTCGTGGAATAGCGTCTCGGATTTCAAAGCCGCGTGGCAGCGCATCGTCCCCAAGGTTCGCGCGAATGCCCCGGGCGTCAAATTCGAATGGTGTCCGTCGTCCGGTCGCGTCGCCTCGTCCACCGGCCTGAGCGGAGGCTATCCCGGCAATTCGTACGTCGACATCATCGGCTTGGATGTCTATGACCAATACGACACGGGCGGATGGCAGAACATCCTGAACGGGGGCAACGGCGTTTCGATCGGGCTCGCCACACTTCGCTCCTTTGCAAAATCGAACGGCAAGCCGGAGGCCTACACCGAGTGGGGGCTTGAGGACACATCCAACGGCCACGCGGACAACCCCACGTTCATTCTCGGGATGTACTGCTTCTTCATGGAAGCAGCGGCTGCTGGCAGTAGCGTCGACCATCACGGCTTGTGGAACAGCAACTCGGGTGGGCCGAATGCGGCGTTCCAGGGATCGGGCGTGGGCATCATCACGGGCTCCATCTCAGGAACCACGTTGACGGTGAGCGGCACCACGCAGGGCACACCGGCCAAGTATCACTTTCTGCAAACAGCCGATCCGCTGCACAACATCCCGATCATCCCCGGCACGCAGATCACGGGCGGCTCGTCGCCGTCCTTCACGATCAATCAATCCCAGAACGTGCCGAGCCAGACGATCAACGTGCTTCCGGCGCCGCAGTCGGCGCAACTGTATCGGACGCTGTTCAGCAAGCAGCCGGCCGTGCAGATCATCCCGGGTGTTCTGCAGAGCGGCGTCATGGTCCCGCAAACGGCCATCCCCGCCAATTACGGGGTGCTGTTCGACGGCACCAACTTTCACGTCGCGCTGGTCTAGGGGAGAACATGGGCGTCGCTACCTCCGATGTCGCGATCTGCAATCTAGCGCTCGACGCGGCGCACTGCCGCTCGTCCATCTCCGCGATTGGCGAGAACAGCGCCGAGGGCCAAGCGTGCGCGCGCCACTATGAGCAAGCCAAGGAGGCGGTGCTGCGCGCCGCGCATTGGAACTTCGCTCGCAAGCAGGTGACGCTCGCGCTCTTGAAAGACGCAACGCTCACGCCCCCGCAGAGCGTGCCCCAGCCGTGGATGTACGAATATGCCTATCCGTCCGATTGCGTGCTCGCCTATGCGGTGCTGCCACAGATGGCCAATCCGCAAGGCTCGGCGATCGACGCCGGCTGGCAGCCGCCTCAGCCACAGATGCCGATGGCGCGCTTCATCGTTGCGCAGGATGCGGATGTAACCGGCAACGCCATACCGGTGATCCTGACGAACGTGCCGCAGGCCCAGCTCGTCTACACGGTGCGCGTGACTAACCCGAATCTGTTCGATCCGATGTTCGTCGACGCGCTCACCTACTATCTCGCCTCGCGCTTGGTCGGGCCGCTCACGGGTGACAAGCAGCACGCCGTGTCGCTCTTTCAGCAGGCCAAGGCGATGACCGAGCAGGCGATGAGCATGAACGGCAACGAAGGGCCGACGGTCATCGATAGCATGCCGGACTGGATTCGCGTGCGCGGCATCCTGGACGATTGGGCGCAAACGCCAAGCGGTTGGTTCGTCGATCCCTATCCTTTGTCGATGGTGGTCTGAATGGGCCAGCCGATCAACCAATTCAGTTTCAGCGCGGGCGAACTCTCACCGCAACTATGGGATCGCGTCGACATGGCCAAATACCATGAAGGCGCCGCGCTGATGAGGAACTGGTTTGTCGACTTTCGAGGCGGCGCGAGCAACCGCGCTGGCACGCAATACGCGCTGCAATGCCTGGATTCGACGTTGCCTTCGCGCCTGATCCCGTTCACATTCTCGACGCTGCAAACCTACGCGCTCTGCTTCGGCGCTGGGCCCGTGTTTTCGGGCAAGGTGACAGGCGCCGCCGATAACGGCAGCGGCGCCGTGCGCCTCGCGCTCACGTCGAGCGCGGGCCTGATGGACGGCAACCGCTTGACAGTGGCAGGCGTGACGGGCACGACCGAGGCCAATGGTATTTGGCCGGTCGCGGTGATCGATGGGACGCACGTCGATCTGCTGGGCAGCACCTACACGAACGCTTACACGTCGGGCGGCACGGTCACGGCCAACACGGGCCGCATGCGCGTCTTCACGAACGGCGCCGCCGTGCTCAACGCCGCCGTGACGATCACAGCCGTCTCGAACGCCAAGCCGGGCTCCGTGACCTACTCGGGCACCGACCCGAATCCGGGTGATTGGGTATGGCTCTCGGTCATGGTGGGCATGCCGCGCTTATCGGGTCGCTTTGCCATCGTCACGTCCCTAAACACGGGCGCGAAGACGTTCCAGCTTTACGACCTCTTTGGCAACGCCATCGACACGACGGGCTATGGCACGTACGGCGGCGGGGGCTCGTTCTCGACCGTCTACACGCTGGCGGTTCCGTACGACCCGAACGACTTGGGCCTGCTCAAGCTCACGCAGAGCGCGGACGTGATGACGTTCACGCACACGCTCTACCAGCAGGCGGAACTCACGCGCACGGCCGATAACGCATGGGTCTACACGCCGCTTTCGTTTCAGCCGGCGCTCGCCGCGCCAACCGGCGCGACCGCTACGCCGTCCATGACAGCCGGCGGCACCTCGTACAACTACGTGATAACGGCGGTGGGCGCCAACGGCGTGACGGAAAGCCGCGCGAGCGCAGTGGCCACCGCGTCGGACTCCAAGCCCATGTCGACGACGCAGGGCGCTTTCCAGACGGTTGCGTGGTCGGCGTCAGCCAGCCCCGGGATCACCGCGTACAACGTCTACCGGCAGGCTGAGGTAGCCGACGGTACGGCGTCGAGCGGTTCGCTCTTCGGCTTTGTCGGTTCGACGACCTCACTCAGTTTTGTCGACTGCAACACGAACCCCGATTTCACGAAGACGCCGCCGCTTGCAAACGATCCTTTCTCGGGCACGAACTGGCCTGGCGCGACGACCTATTTTCAGGGGCGGCAGGTATTCGGCGGCACCGCCGCGAACCCGGTGCGGCTCGTCATGTCGCGCTCGGCCGACTACACGAATATGGACTATTCGAGCCCCACGCGCGCGGACGACTCCATCGACGTGTCGCTTGAAGCCCAGCAGGTCAACGCAATCAAGCACCTGATTCCGCTGAATGTGCTGCTCGCGATGACGAGCTCGAACGTGTGGCGCATCGACACGGGCGATACCACGCAGGCAATGACACCGAGTAACGTCATGGCGCGACCGCAAAGCGCCTACGGCTGCGCGGATGTGCCGCCGATCGTGATCGACTTCGAAATCCTGTTCGTGCAGAACTTGCAATCGACAGTTCGCGCGATGAAGTACGACTTCCTGCTGAACCTGTTCCGCGCGGACAACGAACTCACGCTGCTCTCGAACCACTTCGTGTTCGGCCATCGGATTGTCGCGTGGACGTGGGCCGAGCAACCGTTTCGCATCCTGTGGTGCGTGCGCGAGGATGGCATCCTGCTTTCCCTCACCTATCTGCCGGCGCAAAACCTCGTCGCGTGGTGTCAGCACGAAACCGATGGGCTCGTGCAATCGATATGCTCGATCGTCGAGAACGGCGAGAACGCCGTGTATCTGGTCGTGCGGCGACTGGTGAACGGCCAATACGTGAACTACGTCGAGCGCATGGCAAGCCGCGTGTTTACCGACATCACGCAAGCATGGTTCGTCGACGCTGGCGTGGCGTATCCGCTCGTCTACCCGCAAGCCACCGCGACGCCTTCGGCCGAGGCTGGTCGCTCGACGCTGGCGCCCAACGCCCACGTCGTGTTCGGTGGCTCCGGTTATTCGGCGCAAACCACGGCCACTGTCGTCGACGCGGGCGCCACGATCCCGCAGGCGGGCGGCTCGGGCTCGAACGTGACGCTCACGATCGCGGGCGGCGTTATCACGGCAGCCGCCTGCACGCCGGGGGCGAATTGGATTCGCCCGGAAATCGTCGTAACTGATCCGGCTGGCACCGGCTCAGGCGCGGTCATCACGCCGATCGTGCAGCAACTCATCACGATCAACGCCTCGGTGCCGATATTCAGTCCGGCCGATGCGGGCAAGATCGTGCGCATCTCGGGTGGTGTGGGGACCGTCGTGCAAGCCAATTCGTCGACGCAGATCGCCGTCAATCTGGAACAGCCATTGACGAGCCCCTGGCCGGTTGCGGCGGGCGAATGGTCGATGACCGCGCCGGTGTCGAGCGTCTCGGGCCTGGATCACCTAGAAGGGCGCACGGTGGCGTGTCTCGCGAACGGTGGCGTGCAGCCGCAGCAGGTCGTGACGAACGGGTCGATTACGCTCACCGAGCCGGCGGATGCGATCGTGGTGGGCCTGCCCTACAAGAGCGAACTGGATAGCCTTTACATCGACGTGCCGAATCAGGAACAGCCGACGGTGCAGGGCAAGCGCAAGAAGATCAGCCGCGTGATTCTGCGCGTGGCGAACACGCGGGGCCTTAAGGTCGGACCACTCGGGCAAACGCTCTACGAGATCAAGGAGCGTCAGGTGATCCCGATGGGCTTTCCCGAACCGATGATTACCGGGGACGAACTCATCAACCTGGACCCGAATTACAACGAGAAGGCTCAAATCTCGATCGTGCAAGAGAATCCCCTTCCGGCCACGGTCCTCGGCTTCATGCCGGACCTGACGATTGGAGACACCTGATGCTCACGCTTCGCGCTGCGACGCTCGACGATGCCCGCTACGTGGGCGCGCGGCTGCGCGCGGGCGATGCCGCCGAGGTGCTGCTCTTTGGCCTCGACGGCGTGCAGGCGATCGAGCAGTCGATGCGAGATTCGCTTGCGAGCGAATGCATTGTGCTCGACGGCGAGCCGGCCGCCGTGCTGGGCCTCTTGATGCCGGACCTGACGAGCGGTGTGGGCGTGCCGTGGATTCTCACGACCGAGGCGGTGGAGCGTCACCCGGTGGCGTTTGGCCGCGCCTCGCGCCGTATTCTGAATCGCGCGCTCGACGTGGCACATCGGCTGGAAAACGTGTGCGACGCGCGCTACACGCGCTCGCTCGCCTGGATCGAATGGCTGGGCTTTTGGATCGAGCCCGAGCAAGCCGGTTTCCGGCGCTTTTGGATGGAGAAAAATTAAATGGGCGTCGCAGCACTTCCAGCCGCAGCACTTGCATTGTCGGCCGTATCGGCTGGCGTCTCGGCCTATGGCGCCGCCGAGTCGAGCGCCGCGCAGTCGCAGGCCGCTAACTATCAGGCGCAGGTCGCGCTGAACAATCAAAAGATCGCCGATCAGAACGCGCAGTTCGCGTTGCAGCAGGGCGCGCAGGAAGAGGCAGCCAAGCGCCAGCAGAGCGCGCAAGTGATCTCCGAACAACGCGCGATTACGGCGGCGGCCGGCATCGATCCGAATCAGGGATCGTCGATGCGCATCCAGGGCGACACGGCGGCGCTCGGGGAACTGGACGCGCAGACGATCCGAAACAACGCGGCGCGCACGGCGTGGGGCTTTCAGACGCAAGGGGCGAACTTCGGCGGTCAGGCGGCGCTGCTGCAATCGCAGGCGTCCGACGCATCGTCGGCCGGCGCGCTCGGCGCGTTCTCGTCGCTGATCGGCGGTGCCTCGTCGGTGGCCAACAAGTGGACGACGTTTAACTCGCAAGGGGTGTTCGGCTGATGCCTACGATCCCGCTGCCCACCGAACAAACCGTCTTCTCGCAGGGCGCGCTGCCATATCAGCGCATCGACGCGGGCCCGGAGGATTTTGGGGCGCTCAGCGGTCGCGCCGTGCAGGGCATGGGGCAGACGCTTGGCCAAGCCGGCGAGCAGACCGCGCAGACCACGCTGCTCTTGCAGCAGTACGCGAACGAGCGACAAAGCATGTCGGCCCTGAACACGTTCCAGACGCAAGCGAGCGATCTGATGAACGGCAATGCCGACAAGGGCATGACCGGGTTCAATACGCTGCTCGGCAAGGACGCGGTGCAGCAGCAGAACACGTATCAGGGGCAATTGCAGCAGGCGTTCGATAACGCGCGCTCGCAACTGAACCCGGCCGCGCAGCGCATGTTCGATCAAATGGGCCGCTGGGCGCTGCGTGGCGCGATCGATCGCATGGGTGCGCACGCCGCGCAGCAGCAGATCGTCTACGACCACACCGAGGCGCGCGCATCGGTCGCGCTCAATCAGCGCTCGGCGGTGGACGGCGCGGACGATCCGAACACGTGGGCCAACGCGCTCGCCGCGACGCAGGAGGCGAGCCTGCGTAGTTCGCGCATTCTCGGGCTCGACGATCAGGCGGCCGAGGCGCAGCGCAAGACCGATCTGTCCAAGATATACGTCGACCGCACGCAGCAGCTTGCGCTGCGCGATCCGATCTCAGCGTCCAAGTTCTTCAACGAAAACGTCGGCATGATCGATCCGGCGCAGCGTTACAGCCTTGAGCGCATCCTGGACGAGACGACGAAGACGCAATACGCGGCGAGCGATGCGTCGGGCGCGGTGGCGAATGCCTTGGGCTATGCAAAGCCCGGCTCGCTGCCGACGAACTTCAACGCGCCGCTGGTGAAGCCCTACAACGCGCAGCAGATCGATTCCATTGCCGCGCTCGTCAAAAAGCCGTCGGCGTACGATTCGATCTTTCACGAGGTGGCGGCCAAATACAACCTGAACGAGACGGAGCTAAAGATGCGCGCGGCGGCCGAATCCGGCCTGAACCCGAACGCAGTCAGCCCGCAAGGCGCAATCGGCTTGGCGCAGATCATGCCGGACACGGCCAAGACGCTGAACATCGATCCGAGGAACCCGGCGCAGGCCATCGACGGCATGGCGCGTTTGATGGTGCAGGCGGGCGCTTCGGCTCACGGCGTGGGCTCACAGGTCGATCGCGCGTACTACGGCGGCGCCACGAACGCGCAAGGGCCGAACACCGATCAGTACGTCGCCAATATGTCGGCACTGCGCGGGCGCCTCTACGGCGGTCAGGCGCCCGCGCCGATCTCGACCGATCAGTTGGAAGCCAGCGAGAGCAATGTCATCAGCGCAGCGCGCGCGGCGGCCGAGCAGCGCCGGCCTGGAGATGCGGCGTATTCCGATCGCGTCGTCGGCGAATCGCTGCGCCAGTACAGCGAGCAACTTTCCGCGTCGCGCGGGCGCGATTACGGCAATGTATCGACGGTGCTTGACGCGGTGACGAAAGGCGGCTTGATGGCGCCGAGCGCATTGCCGCCCGCCTTGCAGCAGACCTATGCGCTTCTGCCGCCGCGCGACCGATTGAGCGTCGATTCAGTGTTTCGCGACAACGTGCGCAAGGCGTCCGGCGAATACACGTCGTCCGACCCGAAGGTGTTCAACGACGTGCAGGCCCGCATCAACCTGCCCGAAGGCGATCCGAACCGCATCACGGACCCCTCGCAGGTGACGCCGCTCATCGCGCACGGGCTGAACTTCTCCGACAGTCAAAAGCTCATCACGGAGATGCGCGAGTTGAACTCGCCCGAGAACAACGCGTTCATGAAGACGGTGAACGGCATCAAGCAGACGGCGCAGCGCATGCTGTCGGCGAATCTGAATGTCGTGACGCACCCGGAACTCGGACAGGAAGCCGCGTACCGCTTCGGCTACGCGCTCGATGCGCAGGTGGCGGCGTATCGCAAGGCAGGCAAAGACCCGCACTCGCTGTTCGATCCGACCGCGCCCGATTACGTGCTCAAGCCCGAGCGTGTCATGTCGTTCCTGCCGCCGAAGGTATCGCGCGCCCCCACGCGCGACTCAGCCGTGCAACCCCAAGGCGTGGCGCCGCGCCTGCCCGGTGAGACGCCCGAATCGTACCTGACACGCACGGGGGTGCAGTGATGGGCACGATCGACAAACTGGTGGCCGCCGGCTTCGCGCCCAACGAGATCGACGACTATCGCGCGAGCGAGAGCACGAAGCTGTCGCAGGCCGGATTCAGCCCGCAGGAAATCACGAACTACCTGGGCGCGTCCAAGAGCGAGCCGGACATGGCCGAGGCGAACAAGAGTTTCGCGCAGGCCGCCGGCAACGCCATTGTCGACGCGCACAACACGAGCAACGGTTTGCCAACGAGCGGGCTGGCTGCTTTTGGCTCGGCGCTCGGTAAAGCCGGCGCGCAGGATGCGCTCGACGTGGGTTCGGTCGTTGGGCCGCTCGAAGCGGCGGCGAACGTCGCGACCGGCACGATCTTCGGCTTTCCTGGCTATCTCATTGCCGGCGCGGGCGGTCTGGCGGCCAAGGCGCTCGGCGTGAATGTCGATCCGTCCGAGTTGGCCACGCAGGTTTCGCAGGCGCTTACCTACCAGCCGCATACACAGGCGGGCCAGCGCCTTGCCAGCGCGGTTCAGGCGCCGATCTCATGGCTGAACGAGAAGAGCCTACCGGCTGGGCAGAGCGTGGCCGAT